GTGGGCGTAGGCGGTAAAGGCAACGAAGGAGTTGCTGCAAATGTTCAACGTGTCAAAGATGGCTTTATTGAGCTAAACTCTAAGCTCAAGAACTTCAAGCCTTGGCGGCATTTTAGTAATACTGCACCTAATAATTCCAAATTATTGGCTTCTGCAAATAGAGTAAACACACCTAATGTCTTCAAAGCTTTTGTCAATATTATTGAACGTAAAACTAATTTTAAGTTTAATGATATTCCAATTACAAAAGAGGATGTTATCGCTTCGGATAATATGGCAACGTCAGAGTATAATAAGAAAAACTTTGACTACAGTCGCTTAAATGTAGACAGGCTTTGCCTAGCTGCACAGATAGCTACTGAAGAACTTGGCCTTTCGGCAGTTGGTCTAGATCTTATGGATCTTGATCTTTGTCCGGGAACTTTCCCAGGTTCATCATCTTCATGCTTTCCGGATTATAAGAAGAAGAACGACCCTCAAGCTCAACAAAACGCCATTTCGTTTGCTAGGGATTATCTTTCAACTTCTCCCGATAAAGCATTGTTTAAGCTGTTCACACAACCTTCAACTATATTCCATCGATTTCAATATAAGGTTGGCTTAGACGGAGAATTAGTGAAGAAGATTCGCCCAATTTGGGGAATTCCATTCACAATTTCTACATTAGAGGCTTATTTCTTTAGGTCTCTTGTGGACAGGGTTCCTACCGCCCTTATTGATAGTGGCTCAACAGTCACATCATTAGGTAGAGACCTCCCTTCCATATCTAGGGATATAATCAGTAAGTTCAGAGGCTATAAGACTAAATTAATAAGTTTGGATCTTAAAGCATTTGACTCTAGAGTGCCATCATTTATGTGGTCTCTTTTCTTTGCTGCAATCAGACAGTGCATTAGATTTGACTTAAAGTATTCACAACACTTCGAAAATTTAATGTATTATTACTGTTATACACCATATGTTTATAGGTCTAGGAGTATATCCTATCAGAGGAGAGGTACACCATCAGGATGTTTAATTACTGCCTTGTTCAATACTTGGGTTAACAGAGTTATAATAAACTATGGTTATCTTGAAAAGTCAGGTGATTCTTTGACTCCTCATCAGAGGCTATGTGTTTTAGGAGATGATAATCTTTTAACACTTGACTTCTTGACAGAGTCTTATATCATTAAGCTCTACCAAAGATTCGGCATGCTTGTTAATGTCGAGAAAACAGACGTTGTTAATAGTTCAGATACTTTACCCTTTCTAGGTTATTTGTGGGACAATCGTGACAGACCTACTCAGACTGAAAATTGGTATATTACCCATCTTGCTATACCTTCAACGTTTTATACAGGATTAGAGGTTCCGGTCTCTCTTTTCCAAACTTACAGAGCCATTTCTGTATGTTTGCCGTTATACAATGGGTACAAAATGTTTATGAAACTCATAGGTTATGACGATTTTATGTATCGGAGGTTACATAAGATGTATCTTAAAGGTGAAGATCCAATTATACCTTATGTTACTAAGGACAGGAGATTTGAGAATATTAAGTTTCCTATGTCATTGTTCGTAAGAGGAAGTTGGGAAGAGAAATCGCTTCTTGTTTCCAGCGAGCAAGATTAATTACAATACGTTAATAAATAGGCTGATTCACACACATAACCTAGAAAGGGTAAAGTATCTGAACTATTAACAACGTCTGTTTTCTCGGCATGCTTGTTAAT